AAGACCCACAGAACTACGGCAAGGCTGCTGCTCGTCTGCTTGAACCCATTTATGTAAGTGACGGTTATGTGATTGACGGACACCATCGTTGGGCAGCACAATGTGCAATTGATATTGCCAACGGTGAAGGGACAAATGCCAAGATGAAGACTCGCACAATCACTCGGGATGGGAAGCCTGTGCCCATTGATGAAATCATAGAATTCTCAAACAAGTTCCAACAGGATGTGGGACTGATGAGCCAAAGCAGATCAGGAGCAACTGTGCAAGACAAACCAAAAGAAAAACCAGTGAAAGAAGGATTTGTAAAGACATCCAACCGATCCTCTCTCGTGGAGTCTCTGCTTGAAGCCGTCAAGATCAAGCGTGATCGCAACCCACAACTAGGCACAATTGGTTACGGAGTAAACACCGATGATCCTGCACGATTTGTGGGGTCAAATGTTCCGCTCAAGAAGCGTAAGACTGACGCTATGGGCAATCTGCTGCCCAAGCCTAGTGCAAAGGGATGGGCAGCAAGCGAACGAGCCACAGGCAACGCTATTGAGATGGCACAGCAACTCATTGCCACCATGAGCATCAAGCCTATGGGCACAAAGTTTGAAGTGTACGGACAGAAAAACGGGAAACAATACACCCTAAAGGTGAAGAAAATCAAGAAGATGGGCATAGATAGTTACGAGACTTCAAGCGGGCGTGAAGTAGAACTCAAAGCAGCAGGAACAGGACTACAAATCCTCGACAAGCGTACTCGTAAAGTAGTGCTTGATCGCGGCGACGATATGTTGTGGGACTAAAATGAAAGATTTCAAGGACTTACGAGATCACGCATTCAATTCACTCCAAAGACTATTCTTTGAAGAGTTTGATGCTGAACTCACCGAGAGCAAGATTGTCCTTGATATGCCAAACTTTGAGCGTGAAGATGTGATTGCCTATCTTGACGAAGAGGGAATCGAATGGGAAGAAAAGGATGGAGTCATTGAGATTCTTGATCCTGTAGAGGAAGCCGACATTGAAGTAAATATTGAAGAAGATGAGGCTGAAGAGATCGAAGAGTCAGTAGAGGTAGAGACAGAGATGCTTGGCGAAGCCGCTGCCAAGCGTAAGATTGTGGTTCGCAAGGGCAAGAAACGAATCATATTCAAGTGTGGGCCAGGCATGATGAAGCGTGGGCCTCGTGTGTGCGTTCGTCGTCCAACCACACAACTACGAAAGATGAAACTGCGTTCCAAACGAGCCGCACGAAAGGCTCGTGGCAAGAGAGCATCTGCAAAGAGACGGCGTAAAATCTCTATGCGTAAGCGTCTTTCGTTCGGCTTGCGTCCTCGCAAGCGAAAGTAAAGCGAGGTATACACCATGATTCAATGTGAAAAAAACAAAAACGGCGGAACAATACGGGCAGTGGCGAGGGGTCACGAAAACCTCGTGGAGTTTTGGGTTTCTGATGAAGGCAAGACTCCCTTGACTCTCTCCATAACCGAACAACACGGTAACGATCCACGCATCACGGTGGCTATAACCGAAAGCCTGATTGAGAGATACGGTTCTCCTGTCGTGTGGTTCACCACATCGAATGCAGAGTTGCGGTACTCCCCATTTTTCAACAATTCTGTCTACCGATACTCTACAACGAACGAAACCTCTCTATACACCCGCCCATTCAAAGACGGTAAAACTTTTTCACGCATTTACGCTCTGGCAGAAGCCATGAGTAACTACTCGCTTGTAAAATCCATGAACGAAGAGTTGCAAATATTTGACCGCTATGCCATACTGTCAAAGTTTAGGAAAGCGTTAAAACCCATAGAATTCATCACTATAAAAGAAGAAAGCGACTACAATATACAGACCGCGTGTGTGGACGCTACACGAGAAATACTTCGCAAGGGCAAGGAAAACCTGGATGCAGCAGAAAAATACTCGTCGGGGTTTGCACAAGTCCTTCAAGTATTGGAGGAAAAGCAGAACCATCATGCAAGTTCGTTTGATGCTAAAACCGCGTATGTGCGTGAAGTCGTGGCTGGAGTGTGTCTTCCAGCAATCGTCCTTTTTGGTAGCAGGAACAGGTTTACACAGGCTGTGACTGGTGCGTTTGCTAGTGGAGCCGCACAATACGCACAGATATCTGAAGACCTGTTAGAGTCCTATGAGGACGCACTAAAGAATTCAAAAGAGATTCTTTAATAAATATTTGATAAATAACTGTGCTACATACTACTAGGAGAATACTATGCCTAACATGAGAGACATGCTGTTGTGGATGCAGCAGCAACAGAACAAGCCTGAATTTGCTGCTGCTAAAAAGTGGATGGATCGCAACCAAACTCCACTTCCAGAAAAGCCCAAGACTGAACCTGAAGTGGAAGCGGTTGACGAGAAGCCCGCAGACAACGAATAACCCATGAAAACTTTTCGTCATGCGTTCGTTGACATAAACGGCGACATAAGTGCAAAGGAAGAAAACGGTAGCCGCCGTTACACCACGCCTGATGGTGTGTTTCCGTCTGTGACCACAGTTACAGGATGGGCAAAGCGAGCATTCTTCGCCAAGTGGCGACGAGAAAACCCTGATGAGTCACGCCGCATATTGGCTCGTGGCACACGAGTTCACGCCATTATAGAAGACTATCTCCAAAATCGAATAGAGACTACACTCACCGAAGCCGCAGGCACAGAAGAGTTGGACATGTTCCACACCATGCAGCCGTATTTGGACTGCATTGACAACATTCGTGCAATTGAAGTGCCTCTATGGTCTAAAAAGATTGGGCTTGCAGGACGCACGGACTGCATTGCAGAATATAACGGCAACCTGTCTGTGGTGGACTTCAAGACTTCCAAGAATCCCAAGAGCGAAGACGCAATCAGCGATTATTTTACACAGGGAGCCGCATACGCTCTCATGTGGCAAGACCTGACAGGGCAGCGGGTAGACAATATTACAATAATCATGGGCGTAGCAAGTACTGGCGAATGTCAAGTGTTTGAAGCCCACACCCGTGATTGGGTGGAACCCCTTGTGGATGCCATCGCTCTGTGGCGGTCTGAACAGGTTACACACGCCTAAATAATGGCGTGAAACCCATGAATTCATTTATTCCCTTTCTAGCGGAATCCCTAAAAAGCACAGGTGGGAAGAATGTCCACTTGGAGCATCTAGAGGACGAGATTTTCAATAGTGGATTTGCAGGCTTCTCAAAGGCTATGAACTCTCTGCGTGGCGTGGTACAGTCGCTCTACGGCAACGACACCGTGCCTTACGATATCTCTGTAAAGTGGGACGGTGCTCCTGCTGTTATCGTGGGCATCAATCCCGAGAACGGAAAGTTCTTTGTGGGTACAAAGAGCGTGTTTAACAAAACACCCAAGATCAACTACACCAATGCAGACATTGATGCCAACCATCCTGCTGACGGACTAAACGCTAAACTCAAACTAGCCCTCAAGTATTTCAAGACGCTGCGTATCAACACTATTCTGCAAGGCGACTTGCTGTTTGACAGCGAGACACGCCGAAGCGAAACCATTGACGGCAAACGGTACATTACATTTCAACCCAACACTATCAAGTACGCAGTTGATCCCAAGTCACACTTGGGTACACGAATTGGTGGAGCCAAGATTGGTATAGTGTTTCACACCGAATACGGTGGAGACAGTATGGCAGATCTGCGTGTTGTGAAATTCAATCCTTCACTTGAAGGATTGGCTAAAAGCAAAACTGTGTGGTACGACAATGCCACCTACCGATTCTCTCGTGGTGACGGCTTGTTTACTGCCAAAGATATTGCACACATCAACGGGCAGATAGACGACATTATCCGTGAGGGTATTGGCTTACGAACCGTAATGAACGGGCTAGCCAAGAACACCGCAGTTGTAGCCGAAATCAAAATGTATTTCAACGGCATCATTCGCAGCGGGCGTGAGTTGGGAGATGCCAACGAATTACTGTCTTTCCTTTCGGCTAAAGTGGATGCCAAGCGCAAAGAACGCAAGACTAAAGTTCCTGCTAAAACACCCACTCCCACACTAGACTATGTGAGAAACAACCGCAATCAGATCAATCGGCTGTTCGCACTACATAATCGTGTAGCACAGATCAAGAAGTATGTGCTAGGCAAACTAGGAACCCTCTCCACAGGATTCGGAGCATTTGTTCAAAAGGGTGACAAGTATGTTGCAACAGTTCCCGAAGGGTTTGTTGCAATAGATCGGTTGAGTAACGATGCGGTGAAATTGGTTGACCGCATAGAGTTTTCAAAGGCTAACTTCACGATTTCCAAATCGTGGAAACAGTAAAGAGTTGGTGTACCGCAAGTGCATTACGGGAGGTGATCCAAAGTGGCTAAATCTGTAAAAGATACACGACGAAGCAAAACCATAGTGGTTGCTTTTGGTCGTTTTCAGCCACCAACTTCGGGACACCAACTCCTTTTCAACAAGGTGGTAGACACAGCACGGAAGATGGGAGCAGATCACGCGATTGGTTTCAGTCGCAGTCACGATCCCAAAAAGAATCCGTTGTCACCATCTCGTAAATATTTTTGGTTGAAACGCCTATTTCCAGGAGTAAATTTTATAAACTCTGACGAGATCAAAACTCCATTTGATCTTATTTACAAGATGGCAGATATGGGTTACGACCATGTAGTATTCGTTGGTGGCGAAGATCGCAGCGAAGACTACGACGATTCAGTTATGCGTAAACTGATGAAGCACACCGATCCCAAGAAGCGTTTGAAACTAAAACGCTACGATTTTGTTCTAGCAGGCAAGCGTGACGAAAGTGCAAGCGGTGTGCAAGGCATGAGTGCCAGCAAAATGCGAGCAGCCGTTGCAGAAGACGACAAAAAATCATTTGCTCGTGGAATGCCATCAGCAGCAAAGCGTGATGATATTGTTCGTCTCTTCAACGATGTAAAGAGTGGTATGCGTCTAAAAATGAAAGAAGAGTTTGACTTTACTGAACTGTATCACGCTGCTGCTGCAAATCTTGTTGAAAGCGATAAGCATAAGCGTCGTCCACCAACTCCAGGTGAAACGGGTGGATTTTCCAAGCACAGCACAAAGTTCCCCACACCTCCGTGCAAGATTGACGAAGACTTGGGCGATTGGTTTGCACAGAAATGGGTTAACATTGGTGGCAAGAAAGACCCAAAGACAGGCGAGTATCCGCCGTGTGGTCGCAAGAGTGCAGACAGCAAAGGCCCATATCCCAAGTGCCGTCCCATGCGTCGTGTGGGCAAGACTCCTGAAACTGTGGGTGAGATGAGTCCAAAAGAACGAAAGTCGGCTGTGCGTCAGAAGCGACGAGCCGAAGGCAAGACACCCAAAGCAGGCAAGGGCAACAAGCCCACCATGACTAGCCACAAGCAGATAGAAGAGGCATCGTGCCCACGAAACCCACGAGGCACAGCCGAAGATACATGGGTAGCCGTGAAGAACGGGCGAGTTAATTTTTATATTGGTTCGTGCACCCAACCGTATCAAACCTTTGGCGACGGTGATGCGGTTCAAGCCATTCGTTACGGCGAAGAGGTCTATGTGACGCTCCGAAACGGCAAGATTCAAATATACAGAATTATGAACGGGCGGTCGGTTTACGGTCCCGTCCGCTCCATGTAAGAGGAAAAAATAACCTAAATATAGAAAACGCAGTCACCAAAGGAACCCTTGCATGGACACCGCTATCAAATCTAAACTACAAGCCCTGCTCCGTCTTGGTCTAGTCTCACAGAACAATGTGCGTAGGGCTATGACTCTGTTCTCTGACCCTGAAAAGTATTCTCGCAGTCCTGCGTATCGCACACTCATGCAAGAAATTCTAGTAGATGTGGTGGACACCATTCTGAAAAATCGTGTTCTGTATACCGCACTACGCTCGTCTCTAACCAAAACAAAGGGAGCCTCTGATGCTTCAGAAACTATTGCAGCCACTAGTCAAAAGTTGGGAGAAAGTGCAGAAAGTGATCGCACAACTGCTCTCCTCCGTAGCGGCTTGGTGGACAAAAGCCAAATAACCGCTGCTCGCAAGGCTCTCAAGTCCAAGAGCAATCTCAAGAGCATGAGCACGGGCAAGGTGTATCGTGAAATGATGATTAACATGTTGGATAGCCTTGTCAAGAAGATTACAGGTAGTCCAAGCCTGTTCAACGCTTTCAAATACACAATGGGCAAGGAAGTTGTGGAAGAGGATTTTGATTGGGCTTGCGAAGAGAGCATTGCCATTGTTGGGTTGCACGAGGACGCACAAGAGATTCTTGAAGCCAACAAGCCCACCAACCCGTCTCTGTGGTCGCAAGCCAAGGCTGCTGCCAAGAGCAAGTTCAAGGTGTATCCATCGGCTTACGCCAACGGATGGGCAGTAAAGTGGTATAACTCAAAGGGCGGTGGATGGAAGAGCGTGAGTGAAGGCAAGACTTTCTTTGACTTTATGACCGACCTGCAAGAGTTGAGCAAGAAGACTAGAGACGCTTATGTTGCCAAGCGTGGCTCGCAATTACAACGCATGACTACTGGTCTTGACCATTATCGCAATCTCCTGACAGGCAGGCAGCAAGCCAACGCTGTCAAGGGCATCAAGCGAGCAACAGGTGTCAAGGAAGCAGTAGAAAGCGGTAAACTCACTCCTGAAGAACAGGAGATTTACCTGACTGCTGTGAACACCGAGAGCATCTACCGCTCACGCATCACCCCCATCATCAAGAACTACCAGCGTAAACTAGGCAAGGGCAAGTACAACCCTGAACTAGCCATCAAGGGCTTTGTTTACGCAGTAGAAGACGCAATCAAAGAGTACGCCAAGCACGGCAGCAAGGTTCGTTTGACTGGCGAACAGAAGCGACGAGTTGCCAAGGAACTACTAGACCACTACGCAGACGAGATTAACCCCGAAGGAGCATGAGATGAAAGAGAACAAGGCATTCAAGGATTTCCGCAAAGCACTAAACGAGAGTGAATACTCGGAGGTTCTCACTGGTTACGGCAATCGCTCTGCACACAAAGACGGTCCAGGCTTGCATCATCTACAGTCTGCGGGTGCTCTTGCAGGCATCAATGCCATGCTTGCCACCATCGGCAAGGGCACTTACCTTGATCCCAACGAGGCTTTCCTCAAGATGAAGGTGCGTCTCAATGTGGTGCAACTAGACTTTGCGTGGAAGCCCGGTTCGTGGGACGGTGGCGTTGGTTCCTATGACATTCCTGTTGTGCAGTTTGGTCGCGTTGACGGCTACGACGCACAGACAGGGCAGATTCGTTTTGACGGCAAGGCTAACCCCACAGGCGGCTACACCGAACTAAATCTCCATGTGGATGTGGAACTCACCCCCGAGTCCCTGTATGTGGTGTCTGCTAAACTGTCTCCCTCTGTGCCTGTAGCGGAAGAGGTTGAGGTTGCAGAGGGATGGAAGTCTCTCAAGAAGACCAAAGCCGACCTGAACGCTATTCGTGCAAGCGGCAAGCGGGTAAGCGTTCAGCACGGAGAAGGCGACACTCTGTATCGCGTTTCCAAAGCCAAGAAGGCTGTCAAGGAAGAGGCTGAAGTAACAGAAGACTACCAAACTCCTGCTCGTGAAAAAGAAATGGAGCGTAAGGTACAGAAGCACGAGGACATTGCACAACGCGGCTACTCTGCAAGAATGACAAAGACTGGCAAGGCTGCAAAGCGTGGTGAAAAACTAGAAACCAAGCACGATGCTGCTTCTCTTCGTCTGCTCAAGCGTTCACAGAAAGAAGCAGATTCGCCACGCACCTACGGTCGTGGCGGCAAGATTGTAAAGCGTGGTAGCCGTGCAGAAGTAAAGGAAGAGATTGAGCAGATTGACGAAGCAGGGCAAGCCAAACTAGAGCGTTTGGGCAAAGCCTATGACAAGGCACGATTGGGTTCTCGTGGTGTTCTCAACCCCGAGAACAAAAAGAAATTGGGCGATGCGTATTTCAAGATGCGAGAAAAGGTTTTGGACAAGCGAAAGAAGCGCATTGAGAAGGGCACTTTTGACAAGGAAAAGGAAGTGCAAGCCCGAGTAGCCCACAACAAGAAGAACTACGGCAAGGGTGTATTCGGTCATGTGTTTGGCAAAAAGACTGTGAAGGAAGAACTAGTTGGCGGGCAGAAGAAATTGGATGTGAACAAGAACAAGCGTCTTGACTCACAGGATTTCGCTCTGCTCCGTGCCAAGAAAAAGAAGCCTGTCACCGAAGCCAAGATGAAGTATTGGGTTCCACGCTTGGATAAGTTGTTCAATAACCGTGATGTAGTTCGCAGTAGACCCAAGAAGAGCATTCTCACCCAAAAGGTGCAGAACGGCAAGAAGGTGGGTTCTCCCCGTCCAATAGCCAAGTACGAGGGCAAGTGAAAGGCTTTTGGGAATACATCCGTCTGAAGAATGTGCCTTCGGTGCACGAGGACATATTCATTGGGCAGAGTCTTGAACTCATGCAACCCGATCCTGGAACTTCTGTGGCAGACTCCGATCTGACACCCAAAGAAAAGCAAAACAAATTCAAAAAGAAACCAGTGAAAAAGTAAAATTCAGTATTCGTCATGGACTTCAAAAAACTCAACCGCGACAATTTCTTGCTTTACGCTATGGGGAGATACACCAATCCCCAATGTGAAGGCATGAACGAATTTGCGGAAGACATGAACCGAATCAAATATGTGAAGCGGTTGCTTAAAAAATACAAGCGTAGCGGCAAGATTCGCCCCATCCTGCTGCTCAACCACCTCACAGTTCTGGGAAATGTGTTTAGTCCAATAGGTGCGGCTCGTATGCTATTTTTCAAATTAGAGCCTGAACTCCACGCACCCCTGAAAACTGCTCTCCTGTATCTAAACTACATAGGAGAAGGGATGGTATTGGACGATACCCCCGTGGACTCGGTTCAGATGGACGGACGGCTTGGAGAGGTTTTACGGAGGCTATAATGCCCAACAGTTCAGGTCTAGCATGGTTTGCTGGCGGTCAGTCTGTCAAGGCGTGGTGTCTGACAGGTTTTAATGGAACTCTGACTGGTCCAACGGTTACAAATTTTATAAATGGATACAACCTGACTTTTGATGACGCTGCATACAAGGCACAAGTGGTAGCAGACGGAGACAACCAACAAGGCTATAGCACAGGAGCCATTCCTTTTAAATTTGTTACCCCTATGCCTGACACAAAATATAAAATATTTGTTCAACCACGAACTGTTAGCAACAATACCCTGTATTCAGAAGACGGAAGAGCATTTTTTACTCATGCCCTGAACACGCCACAATACCCTAAAACTGTAAACGGATTTTGGGTTCGATTCGGAATCATGTTGAGAACAGGCGATAGTTTTTTGTCAAATGTAGTAAACAGACCAGATTACGGTGAAATACTAAACAGATCAATAGCGAGTGCAATTTATCAACTACAGGTGGTGGTTCTATGACAAGCGTATACGGAAATTTTGGAAACGCTGCATCATCAAGACCCGCTGCCGATGCGTGGTGTTTGTTTGAGATTGATGGCGGGAACCCACCAATACTCTTAGACTCTCATGGCGTTGGTTCTGTTTCACGAGTTCAGCCAGGAGTTTTCCGTGTGTCGTTCACAAATCCTGAACGCTTCGTGAGTGGTGCGTATGTTGGTTTGGTGCAGGACGAGTATGGTAACGCATCTAATGGTTGGGGACACTCAATACTTCACGGAACAACTGGAAACTATGAAGTCACCGCTAGTGGTGCTAGTGCGTCCTGTGATATTGCTGGTATTGGATTTACCGATCCTATCGACATAAGCAGACCATCTAATGTTGTAGACTTAAGCAACACAGTCAGAAAAAGAGTTCACGCTGCGTTTTTCTGCTTGCGGAGTGATGCAGACATAAACAAGATGCGTGTGGCTAACTACGCAGCCAACACAGAAAATATGTCATTTATCGCTCCTAGCGGGAGTTCAGGCGGAACTATCCTTGTCCCAAACGCAGCGATTGCACCAGATGGAACAAACACTGCTGTTGGTGTGCGAGTAACATCAAATAGTTTAGGTGTCAGAAAAACTATACAAGCAAATATTGGAGCAGCCACTTCGGGTGGTGTAAATGGCAAACCTTGGAACGGTAGCATTTATGTAAAATCTGGAGAGGCATCCAGAGTTCTTAAAGGTGCTTCTGCAAATGTGTCTTTATTTGATAATGGAATCGTTGGAGGTGGTGGAATCGTAATGCTAAACACAGACACAGGTGCTACAGCGACCGCAAGCATATCTTCTGATTTTTTGGGATTCAAAGTAGAAAATGCAGGAAATGGATGGTGGAGAATATCGTCTTCTATAAAAACAAAAAACACAACATATCCAGGATACAGAAATCTTTATCTCAATTTTATTGCAAACCAAACTGCTGGTGCTGGTGACGAACTGTCGTGGAGTGGAAACGGAAGCATAGAGTTTTATGTGTGGGGAACACAACTAGAAGAAGGAACATCTCCAACTCCATATGTTAGAACAACTTTTTCTAATCCAGGCACAAACGCACAAAACAACTTTGTTTTAGGCAATCAAGACCTGCTCATAGACACACATCCAGGAACTAATGGATTGGGTGTTGGAAGCCGACAAAACCTTTTCAATTATAGCCAAACATTTACAAATGCGTATTGGATAAAGACAAGAATAGGTGTATCTGCTGGTGGCTACACAGCACCAGACGGCACAACTACGGCTATGAAACTGCACGAACTTGATCCGTCTGATCCAGCGTCATCTCCACAAGCAGGCACAAACTACTATTATAAATCTATAAGAGTCGCTCCTCTCCCAGCAGGCCCAACTTCTGGAAACGGAAATTACACTGTTAGTATTTTTGCAAAAGCAGCAGAAAGGCGGTATATTACCTTTACAGATACTGGATACGGGGGGTTTGGTGCAGTAGTTGTTGACTTGATTTCTGGTTCTGTAACACAAAATACAAGTTCACTAGCAGTAAAAACTATACGGCAAAACGATGGATGGTGGAGAGTGGTGGTTAGTTACAGAACTCCAAAAACCCTAACAACTGGTTCTAACTCTTTTGGGTTTGCTCCCAATCCTTCACCAACAGTAAATTCCATATATGGACCAACTGATCCAGGTGTATCAGGAAGCGGCATATTGATATGGGGAGCACAACTAGAACAGGGAACAGTTTTTGGCGATTACACACCAACAGTTGCATCCATAGCAGGAACCACATACTCTCGTTTAGCAGGAAACACATACCCGTCTGCCATAACAGGCACCGGGAACAGAGGCGAAGCCACAGCATGGGGAACCATTGTTATCCCCCCGTATTCAGGTTCTTCCACCCCTGTGGTTGCATACTTGGAAAACGCATACGGAGTCTCTAGTGTGTCTGCACGGAGCAACTCAATATTTGATGTCATATTCAACAAACCAATGACAAGCAATGCGTATTGCGTAATCACTGGAACAGAACAAGAAAGCGTATATCTCACAGAGTCGGCTGTTGGTTTGCCTGACTCTATTCCACCCACAGACGAATACACTCTCAACATTTTAAGAAATGAAAGCACAGCAGAGTCGCAAAAAACTAAAGACAGGTTCACAATTACCTGTCTGCGTCAAGTGCCACCCTCACCCTACATCTCTGTGGACACAACAGTTGGCACTACCTTTGCAGGCGATGCCACCTATAAGATTTTGAAAGAGCACACCACAACCAGCACATCAAGCAGCATCTACCTGAAGTGGGACTCCTTGATTACAACGGGTTCGTATTGGTATAGACTCAAGGTGCAGAGAAACCGTGCAGGAGTAACCACCGACCTGCAAGACGCATACTACACCAGTTTCTACGACTACCGAGTGGGGCACACACAAAGTGTCCATTCGTATCACACAATGAAATACGATGTTTCAGGAAATCAAAACGGCGACAAGTATATTATCAGCGGAGTTGCGTCTCAATCAAACGGAACAGCAGTTGCAGGAGGTTCGTCACAAACACTACAACTAACAAATTTTGTGGCGTTCAATAGAAACTGCAACTTTACTACACAGCCTGTTCATTACCAGCGTGGTAGAACTCAACGAATACACTTCATGGTGTTTGGAGGCAAGCAAATAGATGGCACACCGTAAACTAAAACGATTCGCGTCTTTCATGGAACAGGAAGGTGGTGGCACAGGAATGCCTACTGGAGCACCATCCAACACCGTTGGTGGCGGAAAAATTGCAGGTTTGGGCAGCGATATTCCCCCTGTACCCGCTAAAAAGCGATTCAATATTTTAAAGAGGAAGACTGCTAAACTGCTAAATAATAAGGTGATTGAACACAAAACTTTAGAGAAGGAGTGAGTATGCCGTTTACACCTGAACTGTTATCACTGATTGGCGGTGGAGCCGCAGGCTTCCTGTTCCGCTACATGGCTCAGAAGTCGCAAGACCAAAAAGAACTGTTTGAGCGGTTGCTGACTGCCAACAAACAGACCACCGAGAACCAAGACAAAGCAGCACAACGAGTTCCCATCGACATTGGCAAGAGTGTGCGACAGATTATCGTGCTGTCCATCCTGTTTGCCACCCTGTTGGCTCCGTTCATCCTGCCGTTCTTTGGGCTTCCCACTTTTGTGGAAGTGGACTCCACAACTCCTGAAGGGCTGTTCGGGCTGATTCCACAGAGCACCAAGAAGTTCTTTGTGGAAATCAACGGCTACCTGTTCACATCCGAAAATCGTCAAATCCTGTTGAGCATAGTAGGTTTCTACTTTGGCTCCGCTACCGCGTCCAATAAGTCATAAGGAGCAGCCATGAAAAAGTTTTATCTACTTGCTTTGGGTTTGCTTGCTGCGTGTGACACCGCTCCCAAGATTGTGCCTGACACATCGGGAGAGAGTGTCATAATGAAGCGTTTGAATTGGGACATTGCACACGGAGGAAGCGGACAGTCTTGGGGTTGGGTACTGTGGTATCTGCCCATCGTGACCCTGCTGTTTGCGTGGGCATGGAAAGAATGGGTTCGCCCGTCCATCAATGCTCTTGAAAACGAAGACATTGACAAGCAACGCGAACTAAATTGCAAGCCCGAAGACAAGAAGCCAGACGCTTAATCTTCGTTTCCGCCTGAACGAAGCGTTTCGTACATCTTTTTACAGATATAATACGAGTCCACAATATCTGAAACAGGGCTACCCACTTCCTTGCGGTTGGGGGCTAGCACTGCTTTCAGGTGCATTCCTGTCTCCCATACAAAGGCATCGTACATCTGGGTCTTGTCCGCATTGCCTTTGCCTGCTGCAAATTTCTTAACTTCGGTAGGCGGAATGATTGTGAGCGGGATGCCTAGATGATATATTTTGTATTTCAGGATTCCAGTGTTTTCTGCAATATGAAAAACCCGACCACTTGCAGAATAAGCGTATCCTTCAAGTGCAATATGGGAACAGCCCATCACAATATCAATAGCCCAATCAGCAATACTTTCGTAGCGTTCTTGGTCAGAGTTCCAATCAGACAGCCGCTCGCCGTAAATATTCATGGTGCGAATTTCTGATTGTTTTTTGTTCTCTGTTAGAAAATAGAAAGAACAGAATTCGTGATTCCACGGCAGCGAATCGTCTGGATTGTTATACAGGCAGACGGCTGGCCCACAAAGCGAATAATCAATTCCTGCTATTACCATACAGGTATTTAGGGAACCTAGTATAAATACAGGAAAGGAGGATTCTATTATGTTTCCAGGAATGATACCAACTGAACCAGTCAAGCAGACTGAAAACTACAATGAAACCGTGCTGATCCCTCTGTTGGAAAAGCGAGTACACACCCTTACTAGCAGCCTTATTCTAGCCGAAGCCAAACTAGAGATTTCTCTCAAGGAAAAGGCAGAACTAGAGAAGCAGTTAGAAGCAGCACAAGCGGCTGCAAAGCCTGTTGAGGTTCCTGCTGTAAGTGAAGACGGGGCTTAAAATCCCATCAGACGGGCTAGCAGTAGCCCAACACAAAAACTGATACCACACACTAGGGCTTTCTGAATCCTGTTCATGGGGCTGTCTCCAATTGAACACCCGAAAGGTCTAGTGCTGTGTATTTAATCCAATCGGCTACCAAATCCAAACGGGTTGCTGAATTTTCAAACACTCTGCCATCGCAAATGGCTAGAGACGATACAATACCAACAAGCACTCCTTTGGCATCAATGACTGCACCGCCTGAATCACCAAAGAATACTGTTGTTTCGTGCCTATACATTTTGAAGCATGTGGGGTCTTCAATCAGGGTTCCGTAATACGCAAACTCTCCCCATTTGCTGCGGCGTTTAAAATCGCCACCAAATCCTATCACGGTTAGCGGCTCGCCTCGTGAATACACATTAGTGTCAGGATTAAGCAGAGGAATAGGTGTAGCAGGGCACGGAGTCTCCAATACCACAACGGCTATGTCCATGAAAATAGTTTCACCCACTTTGAATTTGGGGTGCAACCTGTAGTCTGCAATCCTGTAATACTCGCATCCTGCTTTGAAGTGGGTCACATTACCTTGGTCTAGGCAATGCCCTGCGGTAAGAACAACACGCGGTGCAATCAGGACGGCACTACCAATCTCACAGCCGTCTCGTGTAACCAATTCACCCACCGCAAGTTCTTCTGTATGCTCGTCCAGCAGGGAAAATCCATCCATGAACCACGGGAGGGTTGTGACAGACTCCCCTGCTGGAGAATCCTGTGGTGTGTCGTATACCGACACCGATGCCTCGTCACATGCCCCGAAGAGTAGTGAGAGGGCGAGCAGAAGAGATGGAACATAGCCTCTCTGCATACAAATATCTAGCCCACCCCACCAAACAAAAATGTCTAGATTTTTAAAAGAAACAACCCCCTTGCGGGGGTTTATTGACTTTTACTTGATCTTTCCCGTTTTCAAGATTTGTTCTAAAGCCTTTTGAACATTTTCAAGGTCTTCTATTGCATACTCAATATCACTCTTATTCGTTTTGTGCCCCTTAACTACCGTTTTGATATAATCAATCACTTTTGGTAGAGTGGGATTCTGAATGAAAGTGATAGTCTCATTCAGCGAACGAAAAGTGTTGTGGTTGATTCTCATTGAATAATCTCCTCGTCCTGTATTTATAAAAGAAACAACCCCCTTTCGGGGGTTGTCGGGCGGGAGATGCTATCTCCTGCGGGGCACAAGCCTGCGAAGTTATGTAGTAAGGTCAACAATCTCGCACTTGTCTCCTGTGCACGAGAATGTCTGAACCCCAACGGTCTTGTCTTCCTTCTCGTAGTTCACCATTTCGCTCCAATCCACACCCTTGGGCATAGCCGCAAGAGCCGCCTCGTATTGCTCCTTGGTGCAGTCCTGATACGGTGCTTGCTTGTAGGAATGGTCAGAGTGTGGCAGGAACGAAATACCGCTGATTTCGTCAAAGTGCTTGTATACCCACGCACCAACTTCCATCCACTCGTGCTCACGCACAGTCACGGTGATGCTGGGCTTGTGTTCGCACCAATGACGCTGATAGGTGAGCCACAACTCTAGATGCTCAATAGCGGTCATGTCGTTGCGGGTCACAGAACCCACAGCCTTCATGGGGAACGAGAACACCATTGTGTGGTCAGGACGCATGTTGCACGGCTCGTGTGGGAACCCCTTGTCAATCATAAACTGACACAGGGGGTCTTTGCGGTCAGCACGAACGGTGCGGATGTAGTATTCGTTGTGTCGTGCGTGGATGCCGCTTGCGGAATCGGTTAGTTGCGATACGGTTCCGCTTGGCTTCACACAAGTAATAGCCGCAGCAGGATTGATGCCAATCTTTTTTGCCCACTCCTTGTTGGTAGCCACAGCATCAGCCTTCAGGGTTTCAAGCAGCACATTCAGATTTGGTCCCTGCCCACGCATGAGTGAATTGTCAAGAATGCCTGTGAGCGACACACCAAGCAGTGCTTCCTCTTCGCAGTTCTTCTTCCACTCACTAGACAGATACGGGAAATGGGTAAGCGAGGCTTGCCATGTGCCAAGAATAGCAGCAAGGCGAACCTTACGCTTCAGGGATTCAGGAGTGTCGTCCTTGCGAACAATCACTTCTGAAAGGTTGCAGAACTCCTTGTCACGGAGAATAATCTCCGAGCACGGATTGGTTCCGAACTCGTAGGATGCGTCACGACGCTCACCCAATTTAGCCACAGTCTTCTGACACGCATCACGGTTGAATATGCCACGCTCACCACTCTTGGAGTTGTACAGGGACAGCCACTCCTCCATGAATGTGCCAATCTCGGGCTTCTCCTTGTATGCAACGCTATTGTTCGCAAGTGCTCGTTGTGGATTCTCGTTCCACCACGCACCGCTCTTGGCATTACGCATACGCTCATCGGTAAGATTGGACAGAGAGATAAGAGCCGAACGACGCACACCACCCACAACCACCACTTCGGCTACCTTGCAAATAATGTCGTGGCACTCCATAGAGGTGAGTTTGCGTCCTGATGCTCGCTTGAAGGTGTCAACGGTGAAAGTGAACAGTTCCTCTAGTGGACGAGGACCGCTTGCACGACCACCGAATGTCTTGAGACGAGCACCTGCGGGGCGAATCTTGCTTGTATCCCACGACGGAATCTGCCCGCCGATGAGCAACGACACCAGTTCACGATACGCTTTTGCCCATCCTTCTTTAGAGTCCTTGACCACAATCACGGTGTCGCTGTTGCTGAATTGCTCTGCAATGGTGGGAAGTTTCTCCACATACTGACGCTCCACAGAGAAGCCAACGCCTGTGCCGCACATAAGCACATACAGGATTTCATCAAACGCACGAACCTTGTTGACTGCCACATACGAGCAGTTGTAGCCTGCGGTGTTGTCACGCTTTAGTGCTTCGCCTGCGGTCATCAGCGAACGCATGGACGGCATGATTTCCAAATTTAAAACGGCTTCACGGAGTTCTTCCCGTGTAGCCTTGGAAATCTTGACACCCTTATCGCTCCAATGCTCGTCAAAGAAACGGAAGTAGCGGTCAACAGTTTCTTCCCAAGTTTCGCGTCTGCCTTCACTCTCAAGCCACCGAGAATATCTTGAAAGATGAATAAACGACTGATACTGAGTGGGAAGACTCTTGCTCATACTTGCCTCCATTGTTAGGGTTGGTAGAGTATGTAGCCCTCTACCTGTCTCACAGACGACTTAAAATACAAGAACAAATATTTTGTTATTATTGGTTTAGAAAATTATTTGCGGAATCAATGGTCTGATTGTAAATGTCAAGAGACACACCGCTATTCACTATGTAATTTCTATTTACAAAATTAGACAGAACCTTTTTGTGAATAAG